AGGGAAACGAAGTGCTATCTGCAAAACTGTCCTGCCGTGGACAGCGAAGCAGAGTTCGCATGGAATTCAATCAAGAAGCTACAACCGGCTTCATGCCGGTGTATGGAAGCCCCTTTGCTTTCATCCGTCGCTAACCATTTCCGGTCTCCACCTCCCTCCCTTCCTCGCGGTTATATCACGTTTGCACGTCGGATCGTTCGGAGCCTGTTCCCTCACGGGTGGGACTCCGGATCCTACGAATCATGTGTGCTTAACTGCGATCCTTCTTTGTCAGCTTGTTTGGAAAATCGCCGCGGTGCGGGCGGTCTTCATGGCTTTGTCTCAGGTCCTAGCGAAGGACCGGGAAAGTTTCGACATCAAGATTTCCTAACGACTTGTTTGGACGGGGCAACCCGTCCTCTCAGCGTTTCTTCGGGTCTTACTGTCGTACAAAGCGCGGGGAAACCTCGCCCTCTTAGCAAATTCTCGGCGGACGCGATACACTTGAGGCCGCTGCATGCAGCGATCTATGATAGACTATCGCGCGAGAAGTGGCTTTGCCGAGGCGATTTCACAACTGACGTCCTACAGCGTGCTGGTTTTTCTTTTGTCTCTGGCGAGACTTTGACTTCGGGGGATTACAAGAGTGCCACGGACAACCTTTCTATAGAGGTTGCCGAGGCTATTCTTGACGAGTTGCTTAGGTCCACGGTCTCTGTGCCTGGATCGATGAAAGCATACGCCATGAAAATCTTGCGTCCCACGTTGTTCAACCTTGAACACGGCATAGAATCTTTTTGTCCGACGAGAGGTCAGATGATGGGGTCATTTCTTTCTTTCCCTTTGCTTTGCCTGCAGAATAGAATTGCTTTCTTGTATGCAGGTTATTCAATTGGGATTGATAGTTCTGAATTCCCATGTTTGATCAACGGAGACGACATTCTGTTTAGGTCCGGTCCTCACTTCAGTGAGCACTGGATGAACACAGTAGGAAGTCTTTCGTTGGAAGTAGAGAAGACAAAAACTTCCGTTTCCCCGGAGTTCGGTTCGCTTAATTCCACACTTTGTCGGCGCTACGGCGCCTTTTATCGTGTGGTTGCGACTGTCCGAATGGGAATGCTACGGGAGTCTGAGTCTTTCGATACTCTCTCGAAGGGGTTTTCTGATTTTATTGCTGGACTCAAAGGGTCACTCCGTTATAGAGCGGCGATGGCCTGGTTCAGCTGGAACATAGGAAAAATACGGCCTTTAGGACTCACAACTTGGGATCTCGGTTTTCGAGGTCCCTTGGCCTATAGGGCGACAAAGAAGTTCGGATTACGGCAAGGGCCGAGTCTCCAGAAAATTCCGAGTCTCAAGGTTGAGAATGGTCTGTCGCTCACTTGTGAGTATGTGGACCCTGATCTCTTGGACCAGGACGAAAAGAAGGAGAACTTGGCCGAGTTGGCCGCTTGGAAGTGGAGGACGGTATTCCAGGTTTCTTCGAGATCACGCGAGTTGATGGATCTGTATTTAGCCGTTAGTGCCACTAGGCGAGATGCCCCCGATTTTAAGCCGTACTTGTACGGCGGCGAAAACGGGGTTCTTACCAAGAATGTGGGCGGCGCTAAGATTTTTATGCAGCGCGTGAAGTCAATTGATAGAGGGTTTCCCCTTCTCGTTCCGATGAGGGGGAAGTTACCTACTTACGAAGAGTTCCTGGCGGGAGAGGTAGACGTCGGCTCCGTCGAGCTGCTAGCAAAGAAGAAATAAGTGACCCTAACGCCGTAGGACCCAGGACAGTGCTTAGCGCTCCCGCTCTAGTAAACAGTTAAGGAAAGATGGATCAAGGGGTGACCCTCCCGTGGATGTACACCAGCGTCAGTTGATTCGTTCAACGGTTCGTCGAAGTCTCTTTCCTGAAGCTGATGAGTTGGAGGCAGCGGTTCGCTGGCAAACCTCGTGGTCTCGGCCGGTCGGTTGAAATAAGATAGGGGGGCGGTACGAAATTGCCGTTATGCCCTAGATCGCCTATTGAGGACGCTTTAAAGAGAGGAGTAGGTTCTAAGGAATCGAACCTCTGCTAGTGAGAC